CGTAGTCCTCCAAGTCGCGCATGAATGTCGGGCTGTTCTGGTCCAGCGCTCCAGCCTTGTCCTGGATGACCTTCATTTCGGGTGCGGTCAGTGCGCCGAGGCCGGTTGATCCGGTCGGAGACGCATCGCGCATTGCTTGCAGGGTTGTGGTGGCCGCATTGGCTCGCAGAACGTCAATTTGGCGCTCCACCTCGGCGCTGTCGGTGTATGGGTTCTTGGCTGCAATGCTTGCGCCAAAACCGCCAAGCTGCCGATTTCCCGCAGCCTTCCGCGCGCGCGCCGCTGCCGTGGTGATTGTGTCCGTGGCGATCATGTCTGCGCCCGCCGCGCTGGCTGCCGCCGCAGTCTTGTCCTCTGGCCCCCCAGGGATAGGCCGCATTGACCGCGCGCCTGTCACCGGGTCCGTGAACAGTTCAAACCCTTGTGGGATCGTGCCAACTTCGCTGCCCATATCAATGGTCGTGGTCGCAGCACTCGCCTTCTTGCCCTGCAAGTCCCAGTCGTTGAAGGATAGCGGCTTCCGCCCGGCATCCGTCTCTTGCTTGACGTAGAAGTTGTAGTTTTTCTGGTCTGCCGTCAGTTCGGGCGCTTCGCCAAACACCGACGTGGCCGCGTCCGGGTCCACCGCCTGCAAAAGCAGCCCCAGCGACACAAGCCCCGCATTCGGGTCGGCCTTGATCGCCGCAGCCGTTGCGCGGGCAATGTCGGCCTCCATCTTGTCGCCTGCGTTTTCCGCCGCGACCGCGCGCTCCTCCAGCATCTGGATGGCCAGATCAGGACGCCCCGACTTGATGGCCGTCACGCCTTTGAATAGCTGCGCCGTGTCGGCCTGCTTGCGCTCGGCGGTCTGGCCTTCCCACATCTTCGCCATTTCGTCGGACAGGTCAGGATAGCGCGCCGTCATGGCTGCGAAATCCGCCGAAGTCGCCGTCCCCGCCTCCAGTTTGCCCGCCAGCCCGACAAGATCGGCCTGCATGGCGCGCTGCGCTTCCATCGCGGCGGCACGGTCTGCTTGCGCCTGATCGAACAACAGCGCGTCCTGTTCAAACGCGCCTTGCGCCCGAGCGTCCGCGTTCTGCGCCAGTTGCATACGCTGTTCGCCCGCGCGCATGTTCTGCCCGAAGGCCATGCCGTTTTGCAGCGCAGCCACCGGGTCGATTGCGTTCAAGCTGTAGTCAAATGGCTGAACCATCAGAATTGCCACCTCTGCCAAAGCCCGCCGCCGGGCGTTGTCGGCTGCGCTAGCATCCCGACCGTGTTCAAGATCCCCGAACCGGCATTCGCCCACGCCTGGCCGCCTGCCAGCGCCGCACCGGCCTGCGCCGCGCCACGGTCGCCCAAGGCCGCGTTGACCATGCCAGCCGTGTTTTGCGCCGCCGTGCCGGTCTGCCCCGCCGCGTTCTGCCCGTTGGCCGCAATGCCGCCCAAGTTCGCGATCTGCCGGTCGATCAGGGATTGCAGCATCTGCGGGCGAAACTGCGCCAAGGCCGCTTGCTGGTTTCCGCCCCGCAGGCCACCCGTCGCTGCCGCGTTGGCGTTCAGCGCGTATTCGCCTTGGTCGGCCAGCGCGCGGAATTGTGCCCCGTTGGCCAGCCGGGCGATTGCCTGTTGCTGCGCCCGATCCGGCGACAAGCCGCCCGTGCGGTTGGCGTTGGCGTAGGCTTGCGCGTCGGCCATCGTGTTGAACGTCTGGTCACCGACGCGGAATTGCTGAAAGCCGGGCGCGCCGCCGCTGCCGGGCTGGTTGGCTGGCATGGAAATGCTGCCGTTGCCGCCGATGATGCCGTTCAGAATGCCGTTCGGCGTGAAGCCGCCCGAACCACCGCCACCGGGCGCGCCGGGAACGTTGATCACTTCGATAGCCGGTGCTGTGCCGCCGCCGCCAATCCCGATCAGGTCAAGCTGCGCCTGTAGCGCAACGTTCCCTGCCTGAACGTAAGGCTGCAAAAGCCCCTGGATCACGTCAAACTGACGGCGGCTTTCACCGATCTGCTGATCGGCTGTGCGGGCTTGCGCGTCACCGGCACGGCTGGCCGCGCGCGCCTGCAACAGCCCGCTTCCTAGCGCGCCTGCAACGCCAGCTACTGCTGGTCCGGGCATGTGAATTCCTCCATGTAGGCCGCGAAGGTCTCGCCATACATTTCAAGGCAGGCGCGGCCCGCATTCGGGACGCCGCACAGGTGGCAAACCATCAGAACCACGTCGTAAAAACCGGCCCGCCAGACGTATGACCGGGCATCCGCAAGCCCCGACGCTTCCGCTTCGTTGGCCGCTTCCCATTTCAGGAGTTGCAGCACCAAGACCGGCTGCAAAATCGTCGCCCGCGCCTGATAGAACGGGTTCAGCGGCATGTTCTGAAAGATCGCCCAAGTGGCCTGCCGAACCGCCGCCGGGTCTGCCGTGTCGCCGTCTGCCGCGTCGTCGAGAACCTGGGTCAGATTCCACAGGTCCAGAAGCCAAGTCGCCGCGTCCTGCGGCAGCCCCAGCGTTTGGAAATGTGCGGAGAGTTCGTCAATATCAGCCATCGCATCCTCGGGAGAGTGCCTGCCGGAAGGCTTGATGCGCGGCTGCTTTTGATGTTACTTTATAACGTTCGGTCGGTCAAGCCGCGAGGGGTTCGAACCGCGCCTCAAGCCGCGCGAATGACAGATGCGCCTTGCTGTCGCCCTGAAACTTCTGCACTCGCCAGTTGCGGAACCCGCCCTGCCTGTCCCACACAAGCCGCTTGCGCCGCTCGCCGATCTGGCCAGCCCGGATGTAGCGCACGGGGGACCATGTTTCGCCGTCCAACGTGTAGCTGGTGCCGATCATCGGATCATCCCCGACAGCCACGTCACCGGCCAAAGCGACCAGTTCCAACTCATGAACCTGCACGCCCCGGCTTTCGTTGTAGGCGACCGGCGTCGAGAACTCCCATGCCACCGTATCGCCGTAGTGTGACCCGACAGTATCGGTTAGTTTGCCGATTTGCAGGCCGAAGGGATCACCGGCATACCATGCGCCATAGACCCACACAAAGCCGCGCGCCCGGTAGCCGCCGTTTGATTTCAGGATGTGCCAAACAGGCTGGCTCAAGGCCGCACTGGCCGCGCCATCATAAACCAGCGTTTGGTCGGGCAGATGCAAGTAAAGGAATTCGTGCGCCAGTTCGGCCCGGCTTTCCATCACCACGTTACTCAAGGCTTCGTCGGTGTAGCCCCGCAGAATGGCGTCAATGTCCCGCGTTGATATCTTGAGCGCCTGCGCGCTTTGACCAAGCCACACAGACGGCGGGTCATTCCGGCCACCGCCGCAGAAGGCTAGCGCCTGGTTGAATTCGCAGCACGCCCGCGACCCAACGGCACCCTTCATGATCTGCGCCCCGTCGATCCGCGCGAACGGAAAGCCCAAGCCGGGGCTGGTCAGTGCGCCGAACACTTCAATCGTGTAGCGGTTCAGCGCGTAGATCTCGCTGCGGACGCGCTTCAAGGCAACAACGGGGTCAGGGCTGGCCTCCGACGAGGCATAGCGCAGCGGGTTGAATGCAAACGAGTTGCTGATGTCGCTGGACACTAGGAACTCGCCGTCAGTCGAGACGAAATACCCGTTGCACCAAACCACGTCGATTGACGTTCCCAAGTCAGGGTCAGTCACGCGGGTGAACGTCGTGCCGTCGTAAAGATACAGAAACCCGCCGCCGCAGATCGCCAGATAGTCAAAGCTTTCGTCGAAAGTGACCTGAACCGCCCCAGGGATGGAACCAATCACAGTCACCACGCCCGCCTCGCTGACGCTGACGAAGCGGTTGCCTGACACGCGGTAATGCTGGCCGCGCCAGCGATAGCCGCCGCGATCAATGCCTTGCCCCGTCGCCACGCTTACAATCCCGTCCGCAGGCTTGAGGTAGCCTTCGGATATGCCCGTAGACTTCGGCACCGGCACAAGGTTGACCGGGAAAGCCGTCCGAAAATCGGTGCCTTGCGCCGATATGCCGGACATGATCGGAACAGCGACCATTTAGCCCGTCCGATACCAAACGCTCTGCAATGCGTTGTAACGCATTTCAAAGAAGCCGTTGGCCGCGAGAGTTGTGGGCGCGCCGATAACAGTGACCCCCGCGCCGTTGACAGTCAGGGCGGTCAAGGTCTGCGTGGTATTGACCAGCACAACCTGCCCATCCGTCATGTTCTGCGGCAAGGTGACCGTGTAGTTCGCAATCGTCCCCGCCGGGTTCAGCACCAGCCAGGTATCGCCGACCGCCACCGTGGCCCCGCCAAGGTTCGTCGGAATGGCGAACTGCTGGACAAGCGTTCCGGGCGGCACAAGGTTGCTTTGCAGCCACGAAAGCAAAAGCGACAGCGACATCTTGCGCGTATCGCGGTCGCTGGCGCTGGAAATCGGCACCTGATCGGCGGTCGAAAGCGCCGTGGCGCTGGTCAGATCGTTGATTGCGACGGTCATTCGCCCACTCCGAATGTCAAGGTGTTGTCAGGCCCAGTCTCGACAGGCTCCAGCCCATCAGGCAGATGCATCGCGCCCCAAGCCGTATTCCCGGCCCCCGCGTAACCGCCGATCCGGCGCGTTGCTACCGGCGTGGTGCGGCTGCGAACCGCTTCCAGGGCATTGCGCGCGTGGGTCACGGTCAGGGGCGAAGGCGTCTTGCCGTAGTCCGGGCAAAGCCGCAGCGCGAGGTTCAGATATAGCGCCTCGTAGGCCCAATCGGGGACGGTCGTATCGGTGCCAAGGTCGCTGGCAAAGCCGGGCGCGCCTTCCTCCACGGTTTTCGTCGTGACGCTTACAAAGCCCACGGTCGCGCCAAGGCCCTTGCCGTCGCCGCCCGCGTAGCCAATGCGGACACCGCCCGCACCGCCCCATGCCGCCATCATGGCGTCAAGCTTGCGCAGCGCGTTCTGCAAGTCCTCGGGCTGTAGATCGAATTCGTATGCGCCTTTCCCGATTTCGGAAAACGCCTGCCGGATCACGTCCAGTTTGGTCCACATGATAACCCCCGGCAGATGGTGAAAGGGGCGAGCCGTAGCCCGCCCCAATCGGTCTTAAGTCTGGTTCGCGATGATGATCCCGCACTGTTCGGGATCAAGAACCGTGGTCGCGTAGCGCGTCACGCAGCGAACCGTGGTCACGCCAGTCAGCAGGTTCTGGCTGTAGCCCATGGCAATCGGCACGCCCTGCTTGGTGCGAGCCTTCATCCACTTCACGCCCTGGTCGCTCTGGACCGAGATGTCACCGAAGTCGAGGGTGACAGCCCCGTCCGCGAAGAAGGCGTTGACCGGCTTGGTCACGGTGTTCAGGAAGGTGATTGCAGCGCCAGCACCGGCGGCCTGCGTCACGTTCTTGTAGGGGCCGGTCGCGATGATCGCCGGGGTGATCACCAGGTTTGCCGTGCCGCCACCGGAAATGACGCGGAACGTCATCAGTTGCCCGGTGTCGGTCTTGTCGATGTTGTGGACCGCGTTGACCGCCGTGCCAGCCGAACCGATGGTGAAGCTATCGCCGTTCTTGATGTTGGCGATGTTCGCGCCAGCGACCACAAGCGTCATCCGGCGGTTGTCGGTCGGGAGGTCGCCCGTCATCGCCGAAGGCGTGAAGGACTGCGCGCCCGAAACGGTCGTGCCGGTCACAGTGCCCACACCCGCAAGGTTATACTGCGTGTCGGTGCGGAAGGTTTCGAAGGTCGCGATGGCCGGAACCTGCGAGCGGATGTATGCGTCTTTCGCCAGATCGCCGATGTAGGCCCGGTTGCCGAGGTCCTTCGCGATGTCCTTGTAGTCGAAGGGGTTCAGGAACATCTTGCGCGACCGCCCGGCGGGCACGCCGCGCGACAGCATCAGGGCTTCGGCCTGTGCGCCGTCATCCCAGGTCAGAGCGCCAACCTTCTTGACCACGATGGCCGCTTGCAGGGCAACGGTCGAAAGCAGGTTCGCTTCCACGTTGGCCGCAAGGTCCAGGGCAGCCGACTGACCGGCACGGACGTAGTGCTGGTTGTCGCGCGCTTGCAGGAAGTTCAGTTCGTAACGCACGTTATCCGGGGTGCGGAACGTGGTCGGAACCTGGCGCTGGATCAGGTCGGTGGCCGCGCCAGCCGAAATGTCAACGCCGGTCTGGATCGCGGTGCGGTAGGACTGCGGGCGATAGAAGATGTCATTCGCACGCTGCATGTTGGTCGGGTCCGGGTAGGACGTTTCGACCGCCCTCGACATCACGCAAGCCGCATCGAATCCTTCGATGAGGTTCTCGAACATGATTTCAAGGTCTTTGGTAAACTGGTTCGGCATCATAGCCTCCTGAGGTGTTGCGTTACATCGGGGACGCAGCGATCAAGGACGCTGGAGCCTGTCAGTTACGCGCCATTCGGAGGCGGGGCCGTGGCGCGATGTTATACTATTACGCCTTGCGGTGTCAAGGCTACGCGCCAACCGCCTTCGCCGACGCCTTCGCGCGGAAATAATCCGAGTAGTCGCCGGTTTCTTCGGCCTTGACGCGCATCTTTTCCAGATCCGCGACAGTCAACACCGACGCGGCGCCCGTTCCGCCACGCAGCTTCGTTTCAGGCGGCGGGGGCGTTTTCGTGGTCATCTGGATCTTCCCTTCGATCTCGGCCAGGCGATAGGTGAACTTGTGGATTTCCTTGATCCCGGCCAGTTCGGCCAGAACCTTGGGCGTTTTGGCAAGTGCGGCCACCAGCTTTGCCGGATCGCGCCCGGCATCCATCAGCGCCGTCTGCTGCGGCGGTGACAACGCGGCCACGACACGCGCCTGCACGTCGTCATCCACGCCGACCTTGCCGCGTTCAGCGTTGTAGCGGTCCAGCTTCGCCTTGTAGGCGTCTTGCGCCGCCTTGGCCCGCGCTTCCTCTTCGGCCTGCTGTTCCTTGACCTTCGCCTGCGCCGCCACATACGCGGTCATCTTCTCGGCGAACACGTCCTCATTGAAGCCGCATTCCTCCAGCGACGGGCGCTTGATTTCCGGTTCTGCGGGCTTGTGCGCCGCCTCCAGGGCTGCCGCACGGGCCTCCGCCTCACGCAACTTGCGGCTGGCCTCCTTAGCCGCTTCCCGCGCCGCTTTCAGCGCCCGCTTGCCACGGTCGCCAAGTTCCGCCTCAACCTCGGGGTCGTCGGCTTCGTCAACCTCAGGCTCTTCGCCCTCTATGGTGATGACCACCTCTTCCGGTTCGGCCGCCTCAGGGGCTTCTGCCTCTTCCGGGGCTTCGACCTTCGGGTCTTCGACCACGGCTTCCTGCGGTTCAGAATCCAGCATTCATGCTTCCTTGTTCGGGGCGCATTTCATCCGCCAACGCCTGCGCGGTCTTGAGCGCCGTTTCCTGCCGCGCCAACGGAATGCCCGCCAGCGTCTCGGCTGCCTTCGCTTCGCTTTCCTTCGTGCGGGCCAGCGCAAGCGCCGTGTCCGCCTGTGCCTTCATCGCCTTGGCCTTCGCCTCAAGCGCCATGGCTTCGGCCAGCATCGCTTGCGGATCGGGCGGCGGGGGCTGCTGCGCCGCTTCCGCCATGTCCGTCTCTTCCTCGGGCGTCGGCTTCGCGATGCCCATGGCCACAAGCTTCTTGCGCGACCAATCCCGCAAATCGTTGATGCCTTCGCCCTCAAGGTTCATCAGTGCGGTATGCGTCAAGGCAATCTGCGTTTCCGGGTCTGCTGTCGCGTTGATCAGCGCCGAAACAGTCCGCACAACCGCGCTGCGGCGGCTTGCGCTGGTCGGGCCGATCACAACGTCAACGTCCATGTCCAGGCGCGAGAAGTCCGCTTCCGGCACCATTTGACCAGTGCGCTTGTCCAGCTTCTTCTTGCCAATCTCGACCATGCCGCGCTGACCATCGGCGGACATCGTTTTCAGCTTGCGGCCTTCCTCGACATAGATTTCTGCCGCCATGCTCTGCCAGATTTCGGCAATCCGGCGCTCGGCATCAGCCGCGTTGTCCATGTAGCCGAAGGACTGCATGTCCACGCGGCCCTGCGCCAGTTCCATGGCCACGCCGGACATGTCAGGCTGCACCTGTTCCGCATTCTCGGGATTGCCAAGCTGATCGGAAATGTCCTGCTTGGTCAGCGCCACCAGCGCGGCAACGGCGGGAGCCACGTCAGGTGACTTGGTAAAGCCGACCGGCCCCGATGGCATGATCTGCCCGTTTGCGTCCTTCACAGGGTCGATCAGAAGAAAGGCGTTGTTGTCAACGTGGTCGTTCTGCCACATGTTCGCGTGCCGGGCGATTTGCTCGGCCAAGAAGATTGGCTTCTCGATCCCACTGGACGCCGCCGTTTCCGCAACCTTGCTGACTTGCAGGTTGTAGACGATCTGCGGATCAATGCTTTTCAGCACATGGCCGCGAAAGCTTTCCACATGGTTGATCACTGTGCGATGGCCGTATTGCGGCACAAGCGGAATGCAGCGACCGGGGATGATGTCGCCATCCTCCAGCACCTTCGCGCCGTTCAACACATACTTCCGCACCTGGTTGATCTTCTCCGACCGGCCTTCAATTTCCTTGAAGCCCGTGGCCGCAAGGCGCTCCTCGTCCTCGGGTGTGATTTCGTCGGCCAGGAATTCCTCGGTTTCCTCGCCGAAGCCTTCAAACACCCGGTAAACGTCGGTGCGCTTTTCCTTCACGAAGTATTCACAGACGAACACCACGTCCGGCGTGAACCAGGTGAACAGGTTCTCCGCGTCAAGCCCGACAGGCCAATTAGAGGCATCCTTGCCATACTTCGCTTCAAAGGCGCGGCGCGTCCAAGGCGTGACTAGGAATGCGTGTTCCGCGTCCGACTTGTCCTTCATCTTGGCGTTTGCATCGAAATAGAGCGTGCTTTCCGCGTCGTTGATCGGCTCAAGGCAGATCCGCTGATACTCGTCGCGCTCGTATTCGGCGCGCAGGCGCATCCCGCCAAAGCCGCCCTCAACCGCGCTGTCAAAGGCCATGTCGCGGGCTTCCCTGCCGCGCGCATCGCATGTATCGGCGCGATACCGGCTGGCCGCTGCGTCCGCCAGTTCGTCGGCTTCGGTGCCATCCGCCGGGATGAACTTGGCCTCAATCCGGCTGCGGCGGTATTCGTTCTTGATCCGCGTCACAGCCCCGGCAATGTGGTCGATCTCCAGCCGCATCCGGTTCTGGAATTGCCGCGCCGAATCCCAATCCCACTGCGCACCCCGCACGTTGACGAACCGCCGCGCCATAAGCGCATTCTCGCGGTCGCGCTGCGTGGCGTCGAAGCTGTCCTGGAATTGCTGGAGCGCCAGCGCGTGAATCTCCGCGAGGCGCTGTGCTTTGGATTTGCGTGGCATCTAGAACCTGCGATTTGCGCCAAGGCCGACGCGCGGGGGGATGATGATGTCGGCGGGCTTTGACGGCTGCGTCATGCCGGGGAACAGGTCCGTCAGCGCCCACACCAGCGCGTCAACGCGGTCGGGCGACCCTTCACCCTCGAAGCCGCTTGTCGTCATCTGCGTCATCTGGTTTTCAAGCGCCGGGAACGCGCCGACGTGGGCAATCCGGCCTTGCTCGTATAGCGCCGCAATCGGTTCGGCCCGCACATGCTTGCCGCGTGACGCCCGCACTTCCTTGATCTTCACATTGGGGTCAATGGTGCGGATCGTATGCGCCACCATGTCGCCGCCCTGATTAACTTCGATCACGATGGCATCCGCGCCCCATGACCGATACAAGCTGACTGCCCTCCGCGCCCATTCATGCGGGCTACCTTGCAGGCTGGCGTCCTCCAGCACGATACCGCGCTGTTCCGACAGTCCCGCCACGATGATCCCGTGTTCGTCGCTGGCTTCGGTCGCCGTTACCGCCGGATCGACCGCAACGACAATGCGCCCCATCGGCGGGGCTTCACGCAAGCGGTAGGCATCAAGGCTGGCCATTGACCAAAGCGCGCCGGGCAAGTCGCCCAGGATTTCCGCGTCCAGTTCCTGACGGCCCAGCCGCGTGCCTTCATACTTCGCTTTCAGCATGGCCAGCGCGCTTGGCGCTAGGTTGGCCGCGTTGTCGAACGTGCTACCCCGCGTGACCCGCGATGACGGCGACGCCACCAGCGACTTGACCAGCGGCGTAGGCTTCGGCGTTGTCGTCACCACGGCTTGCGGGTGTTGGCCCAAGCGAAGGCCGAACATCAGTTGGTCCCATGCTTCCGGGTAGCGCCATGCGGCCAGTTCGTCCGCCCATGCCCGGTGATGCTGCGGCCCGCGAAGGCGCTCCGGTTCGTCAGCCGAAAAGGTCTTGTAGCGCGTGCCGTTGACCAAGATCAGTTCGCCGAGGCTGCGATTCCACGTCTGCACCGCCTCGCGCGGCAGGACGTTGATCAGGCCGCTATCGCCTTCAATGCAGGTATCCCGCGCGTCTGCGCTGGTTGGCGCTACAACGGCAATCCGCCAGCCTGGATTGCTTAGACCGGCCCAGGCCGCGTCCTCTGCCCCCGTGCGGGTCTTTCCCCATCCGCGACCGGCAAGGATGACCCACGTTGACCAGTCGCCTTCCGGCGTGATCTGGTCAGGCCGTGCCGTCGCCTTCCACTTCGCCCGCGCTGTTATTGCTGCCGCCTGTTCCGGGCG